AAACCTTTACTTAGGTTGCGACATTTTAGGAGAAGAAGACAAGTGGGAAATTTTCTATGCGAAAGAATCAATGGAGGTCAGATTTGTTGCTGAGTGGAAATTGGGAATCCAGGCAGCATTTATGAATGAAATCGTTTCTTTCAAATTAGTACCATAAGAAATAAAATGGTGATCACTTAAGTGTGGTCACCATTCCATTATTTATAAATAATTAAATAAAAAATATCATGCCGTGTAATTTAACGCAATCATACAACCTGGACTGTAGGGACTCAGTTGGCGGTTTAAAAGAAGTTTACTTTATGGAGTTAGGGAATTTAACTTCATTCACAGAAGCATCAGGTGTTGTGACTGCAATCACCAAAGCAGCAGGAAAGAAGTTCTACAAATACCAACTTGTAAAGCAAACAAGTAAGTTTGAAGATACATTGACAGTTAGTGAAGAAAATGGAACAGTATATTCAGCACAGAAGTTGTCAATCATCTTGAACAAGTTACAAGCAAACACAAGAAATGAAATCACATTGCTTGCACAAAATTTGCTTGTTTGTGTTGCTGCAGATCGTAACGGAAAGTTCTTCTTATTAGGTGCAACAAATGGTCTTGTAATCACTACAATCAAAGGTGAAACCGGAACGAAAATGGGGGACCGGAACGGGTACACTCTTGAATTTGATGGTGCTGAACCAGCATTCGCACAGGAAGTTTCTTCTGGAATCATTGCAGGATTAACATCATAAAATCCTTAACCTTATAAAAACAAAAATCTTCAACCTAATAAGTTGAAGATTTTTTTTTGACACAAAACACAACTTTTGATATTTATAATTAATGATACAACTTATTAAAGGACAAAGCAAAGATGTGATTGTGACATTAACGGAATTGACAACACTTGCGAATGCATTTTATTTGTTCGTATTTACACACGAAACAACAAAAGAAGTAATCAATGTAATCAAGAATTCAAGTTCTGATTTAAGTCAATTCAAATACAGATACAACAAGTTTACATTTGCATCAGGATTGTTTGCAAATGCATCAATAGGGAAATACACTTATTCAGTTTTTGAACAACTGAGTTCAACCAATACAAATACAACAGGTTTAAATTTAATCGAATCGGGTAAAATGGATTTGAACGTTTCAGCAACGCCAGTTGATGTGTTCAATGAATATTCAGCACCAACAACATTTAGAACTTATGCAGGATAATATAATAGTATTAAAGTTTGATGACAGCAAGATTCCAGAATTCAAAGAAGTTCGTGGAAAGCAATTTATTTCATTTGGTGAAGACAATGATTATCCGAATTATTTAATCAAGTTGTTTAATAAATCGGCAAAACACAATGCCATAATAAACAACAAAGTCACGTATATTTTCGGCGAAGGTTTCTATTGTAAAGTAGATGATCCAATTGCGGACAGATTTATTTTTAAGGTGAACAGTGCGAATGAAAGTTTGAATGACATTGCAAAGAAATGTGCAATTGACATTGAAATTTTTGGCGGTTTTTACTTGAATATTATTCCAAACAGAATTGGTGAAATTGCTGAAATTTACCATCTTGATTTCAATCGTGTAAGAGCAAATGAAGATTGTTCACAATTTTTTTATAAGAATGACTGGGTGTCTAATCGTGACAAACCGAAAGAATATCCTGCATTTAATGAAGCGAAAATGGATAAGGCATCTATATTCCAATACAAAGAATATAGACCAGGTTTAAGAACTTATCCTTTGCCAAATTACATTGGTGCAATGAACTATGTGGAAAGTGATATGGAAGTGTCTAAACATACACTTACAAATGCAAAAACAGGATTCAGTGCAACAAAATTAATAAACTTTTTTAATGGCGAACCTGCACCGGAAATGCAACGTGATATTCAGAAACGTCTTGAAAAGAAATTCACCGGTGCTGATGGATCAAAGATAATTGTTTCATTCAATAATGATCCTACAAAAGCACCAACGGTGATTGATTTGGGATCATCAGATTTAACCAAAGAAGATTTTCAAAAGGTTGATGCATTAATTACTGCAAATTTGATGGCAGGACATCAGATTACATCACCTGTTTTATTTGGCATAAGTGAACCGGGCAAACTTGGATCACGTAATGAATTGAAAATGGCTTATGACATTTTTAATAACACTTATGCAAGTTCAAAACAAAGAACACTTGAAAAGGTGTTTAACTACATAGCAAAGTTAAAGGGCATTAAGAATGAATTATTCATTCGTTCTGTTGATCCTGTTGGAATTGAATTCACTGATTCATCATTGATTAAGGCAGCACCGAAATCATGGATTCTTGAAAAAATGGGTGTTGATTCTTCAAAATACTTTGATTCTACATACGAAGGTATTTCAACAATGCCATCGGAAAATGAAGTTAAAACACAGGCACAAATCATCAATGATAATATCACATCACTCTCACCACTGGTGGCAACAAAGGTGCTTGAATCAATGACTGCAGATGAACTTAGATCACTTGCAGGTCTTGCACCAAATCCATTGGTTAAGACAGCAACAGAACAGACAACAGCAACAGCAGTTGCATCAACACCAGTTGTTGCACCGGACACAATGAAAGATGAATCATCAATTAATAGTGTACTTACAAACTTAACAGGCAGACAATTACAACAGATAAATAGAATTGTAAGACAATACACAAAAGGTCAATTGACAATGGACCAGGCATCGCACATGTTGAAATCAGGATTTGGTTTCAAAGATGAAGATGTGAAAATGTATTTGGGAACAAATGAAGCACAATTTTCAGAAGATCACAATGAAGTTGATGTTGCAAACATGCTGATTGAGAACGGTGAACTACGTGAAAAATTTCATTTCATTTATACGAATGAAGCAAAGTTTACATCAGATGCAGAAGTGAAATCTTATGAAGATAGTTTTTATAAAAAAGAAGTATTCAAACTTTCTGCAAATGTCACTGATCTTGAAGCGAACATCTTGAAGATGATTCAAAAGAATCCAAATGTTCAAGTAAAGGATATTGCAATTGCCAACGATATTGATGAAAGTTATGCATCAGAAGTTTTGACAAAACTTGAAACAGATGGTTACATTGCCAGTACAGAAACAACAGGCATTGGTGATGTATTAGTGACACGTAAATTAACTAAAAGTTTAACATCAATACTTGGCGACATATCAACAAAGTTGCCTGAAATTCTTGTTCGTTATTCTTATGAAGTAAGACCAGGTGTTGGTCCTAAAATAATAAAAGGAACACGTCCATTCTGCAGGGAAATGTTAGCAAAGGACCGTTTATTTTCACGTGTACAAATTGAAAACATTTCACAAAAACTTGGTTATTCTTTATGGGACAGAAAGGGCGGATTTTGGAATCGTGGAAAGGGCAAAGGAATTTCTGCAGAATGCAGGCACATGTGGAAAACAAACATCGTTATTAAAAAATAATTGCAATGAGTAAAAATATATTAATGATCAGTGTTCAGATGTTGAAAGACAGAACTGCTGTTCATGACAACATAGATGAAAAATTGATATTTCCGGAAATCAAAGCAGCACAGGACATGTATATTTTGCCATTGTGCGGATCAGCATTGTTCAACAAACTATTGACGGACATCAATGCAAATACACTTGGCGGAAATTACAAAGTTCTTGTTGATGATTACATTATTGATACACTTGCAAACTATGTGATCAGCGAATTGCCTTTGGGTTTGACTTATCAGTTTTGGAATAAAGGAGTGGCACAAAAGACAACAGACAGTTCAATTGCACCATCAATGACAGATTTGTTTTCGGTTGCATCAAAGTACAAAAGAAGGGCAGAAGAATATGCACAAAGAATGCGTTTGTATCTTAGGGAAAATGCATCTGTGATGTTTCCTGAATACATCAATCCGGGATCGGGTGTTGACACGGTTATTCCGGAAAGACAAGGATTCAGCAATCCAATTTACTTGGGTGATGTATCACCTTATCAAAGTGAGTATAAAACATACGAAGAAAAATATCAAAGCAATTTGCCACGTTTCTAATTATGGGAAAAAATATAAATAAAACAAACGAAGAAAAGTTGAAAGTTTATTTACAGAAACAAAAGAAAAATGACATTAAATCAAGTAGTAAAAAAACTGGAACAACTGGCATTAAGTCATCAGCAAATTAACCATTTCTTTTTTGGTGAAATTGTTGAATGGTTGGCAAATGGTGACTTGCGTTATCCTTGTTGTTTTGCTGAAATAAATAAATCAGAAATCAACAAAGATGACAAGCAAACTAAATTCAACTTTGATATTTGGTTTCTTGATTTGCAAGACACAACAACAAATACAGATGCAAATGAAATTGATTTATTATCTGATTTGACAAGTATTGCAGAAGATTATCTTGCAATGTTAAATTATACAGGTTATCAAGATTTGTTCACCATTACAACAAGTTATGATCTTGAATACTTTCGTGAAAAGTTTGAAGATTTGACAATTGCAGTAAGAACAAATGTGACAATTGGTGTTGATTATTTATCAGACAGATGTGCTGTTCCTGCAGATGATGTAGTGTTTGAACCAGGATCACCATTTGAAACAATCACATTCAATCAGGATTCGGTGTTGAAATATGTGTATGTTGGAACAGCAAGTGAAACAGTTACAAAAGTGATTCCTGAATTGATTAATAAAACTTTGCTACTTGTTTTTGTTGGACAGAATTTGTCCACACCATCAGGGTTGCCAGTTCCATCAATGCAAGAATATTATTTTAATGCAGCAACAGGATCATTGACATTGCCATTAGAATTGCAGGAATTCCAAAAATTACAAATCCTTTACAGATAATATGAAACAATTAATTACAATTTTACTTTGTTTATTTACTTTGTTTGCAGAAGCACAGGTGAACACGAATGACACAAACAAGTATTTTAAATCTTATGACTATGGTTTCAGTTATAAAAGATTGCAGGCACGTGAGGCATTCATAATGCCTACAGATACGGTTATCAATAAACTTGGTGCTGTATCACTTAACGGTGCAATCTATCTTGGTAATGGTGTTAAATGGACATCAATCGGTGGTGGATCATCAATTGACACAACAAGTTTAAGCAACAGAATCAATTTAAAATTAAACATTTCTGATACTTTAAATATGCTTTCAAAGTATTTAAGAAAAACTGATACAATAAGTTTAAGCAACAGAATAAATTTAAAATTGAACATCAGTGATACGTCAAATATGCTTAATCCTTATTTGCGTAAAATAGACACAACAAACAAGTTTGTCAATAGATTGACACGAACACCCGGCAAAGATTCAATCATTTTTTTTGTTGGTGCAAATAGGTTTGCAATCAAAGATAGTGTTGGCGGTGGCGGAACAACACCAACATTGCAACAGGTAACAGATGCAGGAAGTACAACAACGAATACAATAACAACTGCAGGATTGAATTTATTAACCGGTTCTAATTCAATAAATCTTTCAAATGGCGGTGATGGTAGTTTTGTTATTAAAAATACAGGAACATCCGATGAAATATTAAATGTAAATAATGGTGC